CACATAGGAGCGATTTTGATCTGAGCTTGTTGATGATCCGGATCCAGGCATTATATATATTTATACTAATTTAAGGATAGAGCTACTGGCTTGATAGGAAGTTGCCCAGCCAGCCTCGTTTCCAGTTACAATTGTAAATTCACCAGCTTTGGCAGCACTGAGCGAAGATGCGGGGAAGAAGAAGTTAACTACATTATCGTTAACAACTTTATAAAAATTATTACCAAGCTCGTAACCACTAATTGTTGAGTTTTTAGCTGAAGTTATCGCTGTGTAGTTGGTATAGAAACTAGTAACATATGAACTTAAATAAAACTTATTATCTGCGTCAAATCTTTTTCCGTATAAAATAAAGTTATTAGCGTCACCGCTGGTGATTTGTGTTAATGTTCCTAGAGGAAAATCATTAATTGCTTGATATGTACCGGTTGTCGCGTAAAAAATATTAGTAAATTCAGGTATACCTGATACAGTAATTGTCTCTGTGTAGTTTGTGTTTACTGTCGACTGTTGTGCTGAAACGCCCGTGTGATAACTAGATAATCGTGCGTAGCCTAATTCTTGATACGTATTATCTTGAACGGGTAATGTAGGATCAAGTGGTGAGTAAATTTTGTTAGCTAGATCAACGGCTATAAAATTATTATCTATCTTGAAAATATTACCTGATGTATCTTTCTGCTCAGGAAACAACCATCCTTTAATAGTAAATGATGTATCAACTGTTACTCTAAATTTATCATTATATGTAGTATCTGTAGGCGTATCATAAGTTAGTTCACCATTCCACAAAACTTCACTTCTTATTTCTTGTGGGTATTGAGCTCCAAAATCATCCGGTACCTGCCAGGTTAGGATAATATACGGGTTGTTATACGGTACAAAGTTTGAAACGATCTGATCAACATCTTGCATATATCTTGCAAGAATTGTCATATTGACTTCCAGGTTAACTGGAACGGGCATTAAAAACTTCGAAGAAGCTTTTGGGTTATCTATTTTTTGAACTGGTACGTATGACGGAGCTAATTTATTAAACACTCTATCATTATCACGTGTCACTGAAGCTAAATTAACTGCCACGACCGGGAGAGTTAAGTTTTGAGCTTTATTTAATATATCATACATTACTCTTTGCTTAGGAGCAAAGACATATCGGACCTCAATATTTGATTCAGGATTTCTATTTTTATTGTATCTACTAATAACAGTATTATCAAACGCGGCGATAAACTGCGTTAGAAGATCTTTTATTTCAAAATGAAATGCTCGGTTCTTCATGCGTACTTATATATTTATTACAGAAACCTGTCGATGAAATATTTCGGTAACTTATGCTTATTATTTACAACACTTTCTACAACAGCTCCATCTAGTATATAGGTTGTACAATAGTCTTTTTTAGATCTAACACCCCGACCACATGACTGAATCACCGAACATAGCATTTTATTCGAATACCAGTTAAAGTCATCTTTCATTAATCTTTCAATCCTCTTATCTTTTGTTGGTAAATAAGGCGCTTTAACAATAATTTGAAATCTAGCCAAATTATCTTTTAAATCTACACCACGAGACAAAGAGGGAGACACTAGCACTGTTGGCGCGGGGTTGGCTAAATGCTGCTCTATTATCATTTCGTTATTTACACCCGGCTCTCTAGCTAGAAATCTCTCATCAGTTAATTGATTTGATAAAAACGACGTTATAGTATTATTATGTGTGTGTATAATACCTTTATCATTTTTATGAAATTCACAAATTTGCTTTATTTGTTTTACTATCTTAGGTAAGCTTCGCTTTAAATTATGATAGTTTAATTTAACTTTTGTTGTGCAGTATATTGGAGCGTTTTTTGCATCAAAAGATGACTCAGCTTCCACATACTTAAATTTATCTATACCTAAGCTCTTACAAAAATTTGAAGGGTCAATAATTGTAGCTGACATTAATACTACCTTATCAGCATATTTAAATAAGTGGTTAGAAAGCTTGTTTACTTTCAACGGCATAAATGTAATACCATCTTTACTAGTTTCAAAAAGATATTCGCTATCATTCCACGTATCAATAATTAATGAAAGCTTTGAGTGGAGGTTCCGTATACCCACTATTTGTCGTCTTGTTTCAATTAGAAATTTTTTATTATTAGTATTACCACTACTAATAATATCGCGGAGTTGATCTATCTTATCGCTCAGATCTAATAATAAATTGTTAATCCACTTTATAACATTAGCACTGTTTTTAGAATAGAATGGCCTTACTAATATATCCATTCTTTTTAACATTTCAAAATTAATGTCGCAAGAAAATTCTTTAACTAATTGATCTTCTAGTTCAGCGGCTTCATCACAAATTAAGAACTGTCTCTTTTTTATATGATTAGGCAACGAAAAGAACATGTTATAATTTAACGCTGCAAATTTGTTTATTAGAGCATCTCTACGGTCGTTATGATAGGTGCACTTATGCCTTCTTCTATGATCCTCTAATATATTCTTAGGCATAATCAATGATTCTAACTCAACATCAATATTTGAATCAATTGTACTAATGTAGTTACTCTTACCTTTAAGTATAGTTGTATCTTTAAATAGATCTCTATATTGATCTTGTAGAGCTTTTGTTATAGTAAGTGCAAACGCGCCGGGTGGATCTTCTTCTTCGCACTCTTCTTCGTGTATATATGAACCTGTTTGGTCTATTTTAAATGCTGTGTAGGATGTTATTAGATCCTTAAAATTGGAAGACGATTCTGTTGAGGCGTTCGCGAGAGTTTTTGATATAAAGCTTTTGCCCGACCCGGTAGGCGCATTGCATACTACAAATTTGTAACCGTCGTCGAAAGCTTGATCGATATTTTTTAGTAGCTTTACTTGCGCGGAGTTGGGAGTATACCCTTCTGGAAAAACTTTTAATAAACCACCTAACACACTTTATTATATTGTGGATTCTTCAGATGGCAATATATAGACGAGATTATCGTACAGTTTAGATTTTAAGGAACTATCTAGAAACTTAACCATAGTCATTTGTGGCCTTGGAATAAATGAACTTAGTTGGTAGTTTAATACACCCTTACCTTCTTCATGATGCATTTTAAACGGGTAGGGTATTTCGTATGACTTTATAGAGTCGTTAAACTCTAAAGTTAAATTTATATAATATTGTTTTATTTGAAAAATTTTAAGCTTTCCTCGCTTTAGAACTTTTTTATCTGTTCTTATTACTATTTCTTGTAACAAGAATGGTTTTAAAAAATCTGTTACTTTCTCTAAGCTTAGGTTCATGAATTCATAAAATTAAATTTTTGTTTTGCTGACATTGGATATATATTTTCATTAAAATATACCCAAAAATCATCATTAGCGGGGATCTCTTGTATTAAATCGCATTGATTCATATTAATATTTCTATAATCTTGCATTAATATGTCCCATGCAACGGCTAAGTGATCCGGACCTAAATATGCCTTAGGTGGGCCTTTAGGCGGAAAATAGTTAAGCGAAATTCTACCATTAATAGAGTTTAGTAAGGATAATGATTTTGTACAAAGCATTCTTCTCGTAGTAGCTTGTCCAGTTTTAATTATTCTACGAGCGAATCTTATTTCACAAACATTATCCAACAAGAGAGAATCAAGAGCTGCTTTTTGTATTATCATCTTTCTCTTTACAGATTCCAAACATTCTTTCTTCGTTTAAAAAGATGCCCTTCTCTACTGTCCCTTTACCTAGTACTGTGGCGCCTGTGATTGTAACACCCATGTTATTTGGGAAGAGAACAATGTCGCCTTCTTTAGCGTACTTTGCTTTAGGTCCAGCTAGAATAACCCTACCTTTACGCCAGGCCATTGTTATTTGATTAGTGGGAATTAATATTCCGTTTCTTTCAATCGCATCAGTACCGTTATTAAAATCTTCTGCTAGATCAACATACTCAATTAATAAAATATCATCAAAAAGGAAAGTTAAATCATAGTCTTGCAGTCCAAAGTCCCCTTTATCGGATTTTGTTAAGTCGATTAAACTTCTTGTTGGAGCTAAATTATCTATAGATGCCATTGCCATGACTCTATTTAACAAGCTCTATGATTTAATCCAACCTTCTAGATCAACACTAGGCTTATAATTAAGAAGCTTATTACTTTTTGTTAAATCAGCTAACGTCTCACGTGCCTCACCTGGTCGGTTAGGAATGTACTCTGTCTCGCCGCCAATAATATCTGCAACATCTAACACGCTGTAATTTTTACCACAACCAACATTAAATACTTCACCTAAAATATCCGGATTGTCGCTGGTGGCTGCTAATATATTAGCATTAACTACATCTCCAACATATGTAAAGTCTCTTGCCTGTTTACCGTCACCCACGATAGTCAGAGGCACTCCTTGTTCTTTTTGTTTCTGAAAAATACCAATAAGAGGTGCGTATTGACCCTTTAAAGGCTGTCGCTCCCCGTAAACATTAAAGTATCTAAAAATAACAGTTTCTACATCGAAGAGATTAAAATACATCTTACATAAGTCTTCTGCAGCAGCTTTCGAAACAGAATATGGATTAAGACAGTCTCTTGGCATATCTTCTTTTAAGGGGCACTTGTTACTAAGACCGTATACAGAAGATGTTGAAGAAAACATAAATCTTTTAACACCATACTCCCTACTTTGTTGCAACATATTACATGTGCCTACAACATTAACGTCACAGGATTCGATAGGGTTCTTAATAGCAATTGGAATTCGTGAATGAGCTGCTAAATGAAAAACATAATCAGGTTTAAAATCCGCAAATACCTTACTACACTCTCTTTGATCTGTAATGTTTATTAAGTGATTTTGTGCTTTTTCGTTCCAGTAAAATTGTGCGTTTACTTGTGAACTTTCATTATCAATTACTGCCACTTCGTATCCATCAGATAGAAGTTGATCGACTAAATTAGACCCGATAAACCCGGCTCCCCCTGTTACTAGTGCTCTATTCATATTCTTTTATATAGTGTTTGAGTTCTCTAACGGAAATATTTTTATTTTTTGCAAAAGCAGATAAATCTATTTCTTCTTCCTGTTTCTTTTTTTTCTTAATGTACGTTATTTTTTTCCATTTAAGCCGTGGTATAAGATGGTAATAGAGTCGATAAGATTGTTGCTTATCATCAAAAATAACGCTAAATTTATTAACTGTTTCGTTTGTAAAAACAGACATATCATTATTGTAAAAAGAAAGCCATCTATTAAACAGAAATGGAACAAATGCATCCTCACCTTCCGTGTCTAATTCCCCCGCTTTATCTTTTTTTGAATAAAATAGTTTATTTTGTAGTTGAAAGAAGTTCATAGTTTTTTGTCCCAATATTCAATCATCTCATCAATCATTTGCTCGAAAGTACACTCTGGCGTCCACCCTAAAGTCTTTTTTATTTTCGAACTATCGCCTTTAAGATTGCATAATTCTTCTGGTCGTAAAAATTTTTGATCTGTTTTTACACAATCTTTATTTAATTTAAGCCTGGAAAATGTGTAATCAACTAGATCTCTTACTGAATGTGATATACCTGTAGCGCATACGAAATCATCCGGCTTGTCGTGTTGTAAAATCATCCACATTGCCTTAACATAATCCCTAGCATGGCCCCAATCTCTCGTCGCGTCTAAATTTCCTAACGCTAATTCATCCTTAATTCCTCTTTTAATTTGAACAGCTGTTTTTACAACCTTTGAAGTTACAAAGTTGCTTCCCCTTCTAGGAGACTCATGATTAAAAAGGATGCCGTTTGCGGCAAATAGGTTATATGACTTACGATAATTCTTACATATGTTATATGAAAAAACTTTAGAGCAACCATATGGAGATACCGGGTTCATAGGTGTAGTTTCTCGTTGATACCCGTCGCTGTCTACACTATTACCGAACATCTCTGAAGAAGATGCTTGATACATTTTTATTGTAGGATCAATTATCCGGATCGCTTCCAATAAATTTAAAGTACCAACTCCTGTGCTTAATGTAGTATATATTGGTTGATCGAAGCTAATCCTAACATGGGATTGAGCAGCTAGATTATATACTTCAGTTGGTCTGCTTTTATGAATTGCGGATATTAGCGAAGATAGATCACATAAATCTGCATAAAACAAATTGTTCCTTATCTCTTTATATACGTTATCTAACCTAGCAGTCTGATTTTCTGAAACTGAATTACGTTTAATGGTACCAAATACTTCATACCCTTTATCTAATAAAAATTCCGCTAAGTATGAGCCATCCTGCCCGTTAATACCCGTAATTAATGCTCTATGTCCGTGCGTCTTCATAGTTCTTATTAAACCATTCAACTGTTTCTTCTAGACCTTCTCTTAAACCTGTAAATTTAAAATCAGTAAATAACTCTCTTACTTTAGAATTATCTGTTGGCTTTTTATACTGACCATCAGGCTTGTCTGTATTCCAAACAACCTTACCTTCGAATTTAAACACATCTACTAAAATATCAACAACTTCCTTAATAGAGATTTCTTCACTTGTTGATAGTATTACCGGAGCTGTTCCTTTATATTCATCAAGCAACCTTTCAGTTAATACAGCTACATCTTTAGCAAAAATAAACTCCCTCAAGGGCTTACCAGTTCCCCATACTTCAAAATCTGTATTATGCTTTTTTGACAAATACATTTTATGTACAAGCATAGGAATTACATGTCCATGTTGTAAAGAAAAATTATCACCGGGTCCGTAAATGTTTGTTGGAATGACACAAAAATACTCTTTACCGTACTGCTCGTTGATAGTTCTTATTTGAACTTCAGACATTCTTTTGGCGTATGCATATCCAAAATTTGATTCATGTGGAGGCCCATCGTGAAGGTACTCTGGCCTTATAGGATATTTTACTACACTAGGAAAAATACATGTGGTTAAAAAGCAAGCTAACCTCTTAACATTATTTTTACGACTCTGTTCAATAACGTTAGTGTTAATACTGATATTTTCATAAAAATAATCAGCCTTGTAGGTCATATTCGAGCCTAAACCACCGACCCTAGCTGCTGTGTGAATAACTCGGTCTGGTTTTACCTTTTCAAAAAGATCTGTTGTTTGACTATTGGATATAAGATCGTAATCCTTGGAAGATACTTTAATAAAATCTTTATTAAAATGACTCCCAACTAATCCAGTTCCTCCGGTTACTAGTGTACTCATACAATTACTTTTGTAGTCGCAGTAAATTGATCTCTAACTTCATTATTGAAATAATCTATTACTGCTTCCATAAATTCTTTAGTCGCTTTTTTTGTTAATCCTGAGGAGTAAGCGAAAGCCGGGGCTTTCTCACCGGCGACAATATTAATACCGGTATGGCCAACAGCGATATTATCTTTTGAGTAGGTAATAGAAACACTTACCTTACCAGATTGTCTCACTTTATCATCAGCGCCTACAAACTCATCTTGTACAAGGAGATCGTCGCCATCTATTACAATCGGTTTTTGAATAATATTAGATAAAATATTAGCTATAGCTGTATTTAACAGCCGTTGAAAGGAAACAGCTCCAAACGGACATAAGTTTGGGATCTCCCAACAGAAATTTATTGCATCCTGACTGTGAATAAAATCATTACTTAATGAATCCTCTAAATCAATTAGAGCGTCAGATACATACATTGGGGATCTAAACGCAACAATATTACCGCATGGCGACACTTCTTTTCGAAAAAACTTATAAGCAAATCTTTCATGAATTAACTTACCGTCATATACGCTTTGTGTAACTATCATATTTAATATTATATTATAAATATGTTGAGGTTCAACTATGCGGAATAATTTAAATATTCCTCAAATCGCCACTTTTGCCCGCCAGCAAAGTGCCTTAAGATAGTTTTATCTCTAGTAGAATGACAAATATCATACCCATCTCTTAATCCGTTTTGAATATTCCAGTCGCCACCTGACTCACCAAGCAAATGGGTAGTGTTCCAGGTTACCGGGAGTATATCTACATTATCTACGAGTTCATCTAAACCAAAAACAACATATGGGGTAACATAAGAATGGAATCCATAATTAGGCATTAGATAAAAGGGCAACCAGCTATGACATTTTATACCAGCTGCAATATAATACGCTTGCTGATCCCCCCAATAATAGAATACTTCCCCGCCGTCATTTTCTTTATAAAATTTCTTTGTTGTTAATAAGTCAAATCTTTCTTTTGATAGCATTGTATCAATAAGTTTGTTAGCGAAATCACTTACTTTTAAATTAAATGCTCCAAAGCAATGTGTATTACCGGAGTCAATTGCATAAGTAAAATTTTTATCATATGGTAACTCTTTTTCCATATCGCAAATAAACACATCTGCATCATGATGCCTAATAACATCTCCCTCTTTAAGATCGCCATTATCGATAAAATTTTTAAACAACTGCCATCTAGCAAAATGGTTGTTATTTTTTACTTCAAATTCAGGCATAGAAGGTATAGAGAATAAATGTGGTATTTTAAATACCTCTTCATCAGCCTCTATATACTCAAAATTATGCTTTAAACAATAATCTTTATTTCGTTTAGAATTATGTTTTTTAAAGAGCTGATATCTCTCCATGTCCTCTTCACTGTTATAGTCGCTACTATAATTTACAAATGTTACAAAATATTTTTTCATTGATGTCGGTGTGTGATATTTAATGTGATAAAGTTTTCATTCAACTTAACAATATAGCGACTCAATAGGTAGAGTTGGCATTAATTCAGTCAATCGACTTTCTTTATTAGCAGTAAAGAACGTGGCATCATTATTAGACACTATGTCTTTCCAATTATCAAATGATAGATCTAAAGTATCCATTTCTGAAACATGCCCTCTCCAATCTACATCTTCTTGATATACTTTTGAATCGCAATATATCTCACCATCAGTATGTTGTAAGTCGACACCAGCTAAAATTATTTCACTGCAACCAGTAATATAAGCTAGATGCACGGCACATTGCACAGAATCTATTCCTTGAATAAATTTATCTCTTTTAGTAAGATCATATAGGTTGGAATGATCTCTCTCAAAGAAATATATTTTATCTTTTAATTGCATATGCAAATTTTTAATATGTTCATGGTCATAAAAATTTCCCCATGTAGCAACTTTAGATGTTATGTTAACACCATATTCAAAAAAACTATTCTTTGGTACTGCAAAATCAGTCATACAAAAATAATCACACTTAGACATAACTGTAACCGATTGGTTACACGCAAAGATGACGTTATCATCTGATACACGACTAAAATCTATATTGTTTAACGAAGGGGCACTACCACACACTATTGCACGTCTGCCTTTATGTATGTCTTCAATTTCCGATGGATGATTTGGGTGTTTAAACATTTTATATTACCATTTGTCTGCGTGATTTTTTCCAAATAACATTCCGTTAGCGTCACAATTAGAACAAGGAGATAGGCATCGCTTACCATCTTTAAGTTTATCTCTAAAATCTTTTAAACGTTTATCACGCCAGATATCAAAGATAGGTTTTTCTGCTACATTTCCGAATTTTACTGTTCTATTATACATATCTTGACAACATAATAGAACGTCACCGTTCCAGTCTATATACATGGCATAATGTGGATAGTAGCACGGTCTTGTTGTAGCCTTTTTAAGTTCCTTTTGTGCACCGGTTCGGTTAGTATAAATTAAACCAAAATCTTCATCTTCACTATACCACCGATCACGTAGCGTATACTTAGACTTAACAATTTGACATTCTGTAAATAGGTTATTAAAGTAATCTATTTGTTCTGGTCCGTCGTACATACTCACTACAAACTGTGAAAGGCCAATAGAGTATAAATCTTTTATAAGCCCGGGTTCTAATTTATCTCCATTTGTTACAATTTCAATATTAATTTGTCTATCACAAAAGCATTTTATAATTTCGAGGAGATTTCTTGTTAAAAGGGGCTCACCTGTACCACTAATATTTATTATACCAGAAAAATCTAACTCATCTAATTGAAATGCTATAGCTGCAGCTAACCCCGGATCCATATGAAGGTTTTGATTAGGATAATCGCCGCTTCTTGGACAGAATGGACATGTACGATTACAAAGTTCGTTAAGATTTAACTCCACCCAGCTAAACAACGGTATGTCGCGTACTATCTGTACGTGATCAATTGAAGTTCTCTTTCTATCTATATTTCTCTTAACACTGTGTGTAATTTGTTTAGAAGAAAAGTCTCTAGGTAACCACTTACGAGTTTCTTCGTCAGCTACACCTGATGGTTTATAGAAAAACCCACTATGTTCACACTCGCCGTCCATTTGATTCCCGGTTTATATCATTATGATCAAACTCGGCCCAATATAACTCAAAGGCTACACCATCTTTTATACCTTCAAATTGATGATATAATCCGGGTTTAACTTGCATAAAATCACCAGCGTTTAAAATTGTCTCATCAACTAGTTCATAGTCGTCATGCCACACCCGAACAACCATTTGACCACTTTCAACAAAAAACCCATTCCATTTAAATTGATGCTTATGCTTCGAGCACTGTACCTTGGCTTTATATTCAATACGATGAAATTCCAAAACACCGTTACTGTGAATTAATTCAGTTTGACCCCATATTTTACCGGCTTTCATAAATTTATTTCTTGTAAGATGATATCTCTTACTTTATCGTTTTGTGTTACACTAAAAACTAAATTATTATTATCAACTATACTCGTTATAATTTTTTTAGCGTATAAATTATTATAAGCTTGCTTTATTTTTTTGCTATCGTCTGAATAAAGTCTCAAGTTAAAGCCCTTTGAATCATAAGCAGTGAATATTTTATTACAAGATAATTCTTTTAACCACTGTTGTTTTTTATCAATAATATTTTCTTTTAAACATTTAAAATATTTTTGATGAAGGATTAAAAATTCCAAAGCTTTACAAGAAAAATAATCCAACTCATATGATAATCTTGTTGTTTCAAGCTTTGTTTTAAGCTTATTATTTGTTGCTAGCCAACCTGTCTTTATTCCTGGAAATCCAATTTTTGAAAAACTTGAAGATATAATTAAATTATTATATTTTTCGAGGTTAGGTAAAAAGCTTTTATATTCCCACCCTGCATATATTTCATCTAAAAATACTATTACGTTATGTATCCGACTATGTTCAAGTATGGTATGCAATTCTTCATGTGTGAAGCAATTTGGTAAGTGCATTTTTGGATTATCTAAAAACAACACTTTGATATCAGGGAGTATTTTTATAATATCTTGTATATTAATGTTATAATTAGGAGATTCACCTTTTACATTAATAACACGAGCACCATACACTTTTGCATAGACATTATACATTGCAAAGGTAGGGGTTAATAACCCTACATTACAATTTTGTAAGTTTAAAGTTTCAAATACTTGTTTTATTGCACCTTCAACACCTCTTGTTATTAATAAACAATCTTCATCTACGTTAAGATAATCGCTTAAAGCCTTGTATGATGTTGACATATCTGGGTATTGAAAGAGACCGTCTCCTGAACACGTTTCTAATAAATTATTATATATATAATCTGGATGCTTGTCCATTATCATATTTCTATTAAGGTAAGTATAACCGCCCTTAAACTCTTTTCTAACTCTATCAATATTATATACCATTGTTATTTTTTAATAACACTTTTAAAGTAATTAATTTTAAGCATGTCGTGCTTTTCGTCTAACTTGGTTATAAGTGATAATTTGGTTTTTAAAAATTTAGTAGTAACATCATTCCAGTCCTCGATAAAAAGGATTGGTAGATCTTTAAATTGTTCAAAGGCGTGGTGATATTTAACTATCGGTATGCATTTAAGATAAAGACATTCCCATATTCTATGACAATCAATACCGTTTCCAGGTGGAGAGATACAAAAGACAGATCGTGAAATATAATTTAGGTAATCTTCTTGTAATGTACACGGGGACATTTTAATACCATTTTTTGTAGTAATTTCATCTACTTTTAATCTGTCTTCTGCATTTGTATCAATAGAGAAATTTTTATAAACCAAAATATCTTTAAAGGAATTTTCAGATAACTTGCTTAGTAACTTTGTGTTTCCGTGATCATATTTTTTTCTAGCAATTCCAATAGGTAACGTTACTGCATTATTGCCTATATGATTATTTTGACCATACCAATTTTTAATTTTTTTACTATATGGAAAATGTTTTTTATCTATCCCTATATCTGAATTATGAGTAATAAGATCAAACTTAAAATTAATCTTCTCAACATACTCTAAGAATATATCAATGTCATGACCGTATACATATATTACACGCGGATGTTGCTCATTAATTTCATTTATGCATTTGAGTGCAAGTTCGGTTTTTGTAGTTTGTAATTTAGGTCTTCCGTGATCACCGGTTATAAAGTTATCTACATCAAATACATAATCACCTAACTGCTTTATATTATCCCCGGTTATTATTTCATCTTCGTCCCATCTATATTTTAAATGATCTTGGCAAAATGTCTTTATGTTAAAGTATGACATAGGAATATCTGTTACAGTACTAGCGCAATCTTTAACATACTCTCTATCATGTATGAACCATTTATGTTCTTCGTAAGGCCACCAGTTGTTCATTTTTAGGTTTAACGCTACAACTGACATAGCCACCTGATCATGTCGATGGCCATGAACTCTGCTGTCTACAGAAGCAATATTATTTTCATTTGTATACGGTCCCGGAAATGTTATACCGTCATTAGCTAGCTCTATAACTTCATCTAGGAAGTCTTTACTTCTTTTAAAATTAAGATTAAGGCCAAATTGTGTTCCTTGCAGACAGGGTGTATTAAATGATTGCTCTCTAGTTATATTAAGAGTATCTAAAGCCCGGTCGTGACAATAATCACCTACAGAGTGATGATTTCTTATAAAAAAATATCCCTGCTTTTCTAATGCATCAAATATATCCTCTAAATTATTTTTAATAATTACTGATGAGTCGGCCCAAAAGATTATATCATATCCGTTCTTTCGACATTCTTCGATGCAGTAAAATTTAAAGGCGAATGGGGACTCTTCATGTGTAGGGCACCCTTCCGGGTATTCAGTAAACGCAAAAAAAGGTATACCGAGAATATTCTTTACATTTTTTTCAAGACGTTCTAATCCTTTTTTAAAATTATGTCCCTTACCGAAACTTACTATACATTTTTTTGACATTCTACATCCAACCTCTCTTTCCGTATTCATTATCAACTTCCAGTCCTGGGTACCACTCTTCAAACTGACTTATTTTTTTTCCATCCGGATCATATTCGTAAGTTGCCATACCAGTATTATCAGTTTTACAAAAACCTACTATAGGATTTGCTGTCTCTAAAACTGTAATACCATTATTGTGTAAAAATTCTTTATAGTAATTATTTGGTTTTAAGTCAGTATACAGGTCACTATCTGCTAGTTCTAAAATTCTATTATGAAATTCTATATTTACTGTTGTTAAGTATTTGTATGCACCTGTATCCATGAGTTGATCTAATACCGGGTACTCAGCACCTTCTATATCCATTTTCATAAAAATATTATCATCATGATGAAAGTTATTTTTTAAAAACTTAGAAAAATTTATCGTCTCTACTTCCACTTCCTTCCACGACTCTACATTTGAGTCTACATCATGTTTATGCATAATATTACTAGCTTGTTGCTTAGATGGTAAAAAACCTATCGTGGTGTGAGCTACATTAAATGTTTTAGTTGTATTTTCTGTCCAAATAGCTTTATTATAAACTTTAGCTACCGAATCATATTTATTTGCAAGAAATTTATAAGCATCTGGAATAGGCTCAAACATATATACTTCTGCATCTTGAGGTACATATGATTGTTGTCGCACAATTACCGACCCACTTTGGTCCCTGTTATTATAATAGGCGCGATAATAATGTCGCCGGATTCTTTCATATCCCTGCCCTATGTTTGACCCTAGATCTAGAAATATATTTCTCATTTTATATACTAATACGATATAAATTTATCTAAATTTTTTCCATGTACGTGGAGATTACTTAGTTTAAATTCCCCGTGTTTGTTTTTTGCGAAAGGAACTTTAAGATCAAAGTCAAACCAACAAGATAGTTCGTTACGTTTTAATTGTTTACCAATAAAATGCTTTTTATCAATAAAGGGTTCTCCTGTTCCTCCTGCTTGTGATGATAGTCCGGATATGTATTGACCATAGGAAATAGGATCAAAAATAAGACCGGTGTCTGAATCAGGAATTGAAGGGAAGACATAATACTTAATAGGGCGCTTCTGGAAGATAAGATATATTATGCCCATTTCATTAGGATGCTTACCTTTTAAATCTAATAAACCATTTAGCTCTTCTTCTGTATATCTAAATATTGACTTAAAGTCGCCGGCGATTTCTACTAGGTCGTCCGGGGATCTAAAATACGTCATGGCGCAAATAAGCTCATCCTCTAAGGCTTGTGTGATCGCGATGTTTTTATCATCAGGAATACACTTAACAACGTCTTGTAAGTTATCATAAATTAATACGTCGTTATCAAACGTAAATATATTTTTTAAATTAAGCTTTCTTGCTAATTCCTCGATGTATAGGAACCTAACTGCACTCGAAAAGAATAGTTCCTTATGTTCCTTTACAGGATTATTTTGAAAATATTTAACATCTTCTTGTTGTAGTAACGGTGTCGTTAAAAATTGATTTATATGATATACATTAACACCTTCGGCTCCTTTAACATCCTTATCTGATATTAAGTGAATAGTAGTTTCAGGAGAATGATGCTTAATTTGTGTAATACAGTCTTTTAAATATTTTGGAAAATCATATAGACTAAATAAAATAACGTTTGTTTCCATGGCTTTTATGAAATATATTTAACGCTAGTATTGTTAAAGTCAAAAAATAAATCTTGATCATCCGGAAGTGGTTTTTCCGGCCACATTGCTTTATCACTTGTTGTGGTGTATGGAAAAATGATTTTTTTATGATAGCCTAAAAATGCCGGCCACCAAGAAAAAGAAGATTGTGATGTCGCTATATTTTCACTATATAGAAGTGTTTTAAAGTCATCAAGCGCGCTTCTATCTCCACTAACACTAAATTTTGAGACACCGGATGTTACTAATTCACAACCGTCCTCTACTAACCTGCTAACTGTTTCGCTAGCAGGATCATCAGTTACAATTTTTATTTTTGTAAATCCTG